CTGTTATCATGCATTTTTTGAACGATATCTTCCTGATAATCATAAAGATTAAAAGGCACTAAACCCTTATCAAGAGAGACAATTTTGATATAATTCTTGATGAAATAAATGGGATCTTTGGCACATTTAATATACTCCTGAACTTGCTCGGGGGTATAATCAATATGGATTCCGGCCTCTTTGAGGTTCGAATTACCCAGATAACCTTTATGTTTTTTGCTCATGTTCTATAAGGTGCAGTAGTAATTCCATCTGCCATTGGACCAGCATCTTGATATTCAAAACGTAAATTGTAATTGTTGAATGTGGTTCCATCAGCGAGAATAGAAACTTCATCTGTTATTAGCCAAACTCCCATGGGGTAATATTTACTTGGAATTAAATTGCCTACCAGTGTATTGCCAGCAAAAACATTTACACTAAATCTTCTAATATTTGGATTTGTTCTTAAAGTTCTCCATGAGTGGGTTCCATTACTTTCAGTTACTACTGATTTAGTATAAAAATCCAAATCTCTATTTCCCGTGGTTATAAGGTTGATATTATCAAGGGTATTACCTGTTTGAGGATCAACGCTTGTTGCCAAAACATTCTCGGCAAAATGATTATTATACCAATTATCATAATAAGTGTCTTGATCTGGTCTTCCATAATCAGAAGTTAAAATATATGGGATTGGTAGGGTTATTCTATGCAATATAAGATTTTGGTCTGATGCGTTTGTAGCTAACAATCTTACTTTGCTTAATAGTGCTGGATTCAATTTAGATATATTAAATCCTCCGACTTCAACCCGTAAACTCTCTGCAATGTTTATATCGTCTGAACTTGAAAGATATTCATATGTTCTTCCATGAGTTGCTACTTCCATGTCCCACAAAATATGATTCAAAAGTATTTCATCATTATACTTGAAATTATTCCATGTTTTAGGATGAATTCCATAGTAACCAGCACTTCCATCATTTTCATTTGTTATAGGTCCTTGGAAAATAACTGATTGATTGAGGATGTTAAGGGGTAAATTGGTCAATAATTTCGATATAAAGATATTTTCATTATATGAGTGATAAAAATTAATTGGTTGATAATTTGGATTTGTTCTTGGATTAGCTGTAAAATTTGTTTTTGAAAATATTGCTGGATCTGTATAAGTAAATCCTTCAGCATTATTATTAGCAGAAGATGGAATAAAATCCATAAACCAACTATTCTCATAACCGTGAGGAATGTGATATGAAACTCTGTTGAATTGGATATTGTTATAAATAAAAATTCCAGAAACTCCATGGTTCATATTTTCTTCTATAATTCCACGAATAATTCTAGATTCATCCTTCATAGCGAGGAATGGCTCATATTTTTCGGATAGTCTTGTACCCGCAAATGGTCTTTGAGTAGGATCATAATACTCGCCAAAGAATGTTACTAATGTTCCATCCCCAATTGTAGGAACTGAATTGCTTGTTTCGAAATATTGTGGATTGTATGAAATACCACAGATAAAAGTAGTTCCCGTCTGACCGAGATTTTCTGATGTAAACCAAGGAACTAATTTGTTAGACGCATTATTTACCTGTGCAAGAGTAGGATTATTTTGAGGTATAATTGCGTTTTCCACAAATGCAAAAGTAATAGCGTTTACTGGTGTAGGTGCATATCCAGTTCTTCTATACCTAGCTTGAAAATCAGTATAAGTATATGGAGAACCGTAAGGATAGTGATATATCAATTCATATGGTAAAGTCACTCCTTGTGAAAAGCTTTGAGCAGTAACATCATGGAATCTACCAGTAGATTTTACTCTTGGAAGTCTATTAACATGCACAGGAGCAAACTTACATCCGGGACTTCTGCGTTCGGTTGTTTCTTGCAAACCACCCCAATATTTCTTAAATTCATTATCATAAAATTCTTGTAATGGTAATGCGTCTATTGGAAATTGAATTCCTCCATGAATTCCTTTTTTACTTAGTGGACCACTGGTAGCATAAAGAAATGCATTTTTCATTCCATCAAAAATACGATCAAAAGATAATCCCGGATATTCTGCATATTTTGCTTCAAGCTGCGGCCAGAATTGATCTTGTTTTACTTTATTAATCCATGCAGTTGTTAATCCATCAACTAACAACATTAATTTCCACAATAATAAAGAATCTGTTCCTAAACCCAATCCCCACCGCAATTCATGATCATTAAAAATAATATCTACACATGGAGTAGGTGGAACAAAAGTAACTCCATTAATGTTTTTTCCAGCATAAACAAAATCGAATAATTTATTCCATCCACCAACATAAGTAGTTCCGAATTTACCAGCATAATTTTCTCTTCCAGTAAATCCCGTTGCGGCATAAGCAGTAAAACCTAACATATCAGTAACAAGATTTGGAGTAAACGGAGAAGGTACTAAAAATGTATTACCATTATGGACTAAATTATAACAATCCATATAAATTGGCAAACGCATCTTATCAAACGAATCAAGATAATCAATACCACTATACGGTGGGTAGTTTGGTAGTGTTGATCCAGCAAAAATACCAGAATCAAATAACATTGCGGCTGGGTTGTTACTACCAAACGCAGTAATAACCCATGATCTTAATCCAGTAGCTCCTCTAGATGGATATAATTTCTGAGTAAATGTTGGATCAAAAAGCGTTCTTATTGATGGTTGAGCTTGAGAGTGGGTAACGCCTGTTGAATATTTACCTGTATCTGGATATCTATTTTGATTATTTTTATCTACAATATATCCGCTATATCCTGCTTCGATTGTAATACCCGCTGATGGATATGATCCAATACTTATAATACTTGTTGTACCATTCCATCCCCAAAATCCATTGATGTAATAAGCCTGCGAACCATATGTTGCTTGGAACATATCTTCACTAGTTCTTCTATTCGCCAATGTGCCTTGTGTTGTGCCGAAAACACCATCACCTTGATTTGCATATAAATTTACATTTCCTCCGGGGCGCATATAAATTGGTAAACAGGGTAAAACTCTATTCTGGTCATAACTTATGCCAGCCCACATACCATTGTGTATGACACTACCAAATGGAATTTGTGGATTGTCAATTGTATTTGCTCTGAATGTTAAACCAAATGCACGATAATATTCAAGTAATCCGGGTGTTTTAATGTTAAGATCACCATATGAGCCATAATTATAAGCCAAGACAAGATTATCACCCCGATTAAATTGTGTTACACCACTCTGAGTAAAATAGTAATGATTAGAAGACATCAAATCATTAAATGATGTTCCGGCAAAATTAGCCAATCTTAGTAAAGAAATATTTCCAGCAGCTGATCTTACTTCAAACGCTGTTGAATTGTCTGACACTGTTCCAAAAAATATTCTAACATAAAGTTGCTGTAGCAATGGAGCTGAAGCTGGAATTGCAAATGTAACACTATTTGTTCCATCACCTACATCAAAGGATTCTGGATCATAAATAATTTCTTCAGTATAATTGGAAAGATTTGTAATAACTATAGTTGGATTTCTTGGGAATATTCCACCCTGTCTCCAAGTTACAGTTATTGATTGGTTATTGAGATACAAATCATCGTTGACTTGAACATCTGTGATGAATTGCAAAAAGCTATCCTGAGTGTTGAGATTAAAATCCGTTGTGAGAATAGGAGTCGCTTCTCGCTCAGGGCCGAACAAATAGGTACGCATAACAAATTGTAGAGTACTAACTACGGCTCTACGATTACCGAATCCACCTTCGTAGTCATTTCCGATCTTTGATGCAACTAGATTAATCGGAACATCAATACCTCTAGTCAAAGTCTTATCAAAATCTAGAGTAAGAATGTATTCTGGAGTAAAGTATGGCGCAATCTGCTCAATGATTTGAAAGTTTTCTTCAATGTTACGAGTATAAATCGCAAGATTAAATTGCATAAGGCAGGGATATTCACCAATTTTTACCTTAGCCTTTGTCTCTCCATCTTCCTGATAAAATAATTTATTAAATTCAAGTTTATTTCTATGTCTCTGCGTATCATATTGCAGATTAGACATATCAAAACTCATCATGGGTAGAGTTATTTGAAGCTTATCTTTTTCAGAAATACTAGAAGGATTCTGAAGACGGCTTACATACTTTTCTTTGCCTCCATAAACAAGTGGCACTTTGATTTTTTTAGAATCTGATGCATCTTCTCTATTGACGTAAATATTGTTAAATAACGAAGCAAACGCTATCGTGTTCTTTTTAATGCAATCGTTATAAAATGAATCAAACATTGTTATCCTGTATTATTGCTTTCTTTGAACTTCTTTCTTTATTTATCATGTCCTGAAGATCCAAAGTAGAACCCACAAAAATGGCATTATTAGTTTGTTTGATGGTTGTTCTTTCGCTATCCTTTACCTTGACATGGACATCCATGAGATCCTTATTGATCTCGGAAAGAGCCTTGATTTGTAGCGACTTCGTAGGCTCTGGGGGAGTCTCCGTCCTGAGCAACCTGAAGAATGCCATCCAAAGCCATCTTGCCCTTTTCTAATATTTCTTTAATATTATCACGGGCATATTCATAGTCATCTTCTACGTTTTTCTTAATTATAGAAGACTCTTGCTTCAAGGCTTTAGGTGTTGTAATTTCTAGAAAATTATTGAGTTGATCTTTATTTGTTATATCAGACATTTAAATACCCTCTGAAAACGGATTATCTTCGCTATAGTCGATTAAGCTTGGGGTGACTCCAGCGTAATAATCTTGCACAAGCATGTCGAATGGATTGTCAATGTCAGAAATATTATCTGTTTCTGTATTGAAGTAGGTAACCACATTGGAAGATGTAGCACCAGTCATTGAAGCAGTAATTCCAAATTCATTTGATACCACAATATCTCCAGATACGAATGTGCCCTTGATCGGAGATAGTGTAAGTTGCTTCACTCTGGTATTGTAATTCACAATAGCAGCAGTCTTTGGAGATGAACCCAAGGTGAAACCGTTCTGGTATAGTTTATCACCGATGGTAAACTCATTCATGAAAGTACCACCAGCCTCATTGATAAACAATGAGTATGTTTCCTTTGAACGATCCATAATAGTATCCAATGGCGAATCTGTATTGAATTCTTCGTGGGAGAAGACAAAAGTTTCGCAGAATAATGTGAAAGTATAAAGTTTACCTAGTTGATAGAACGGTGTTTCGTGTTCAACAAAATTTATTTCAAAGAAGGTCTTAGATAAAGGAAAGTAAATAAGATCACCTTCTCTTGGGCGAGTGATTGTGTTAAATCTTTCCGTTACTTCTTTTGTAAATCTTTTCTTTGAAACAACTAAAGTAACATCGTCCTTTACTTCAATACCAAATCTTGAGGCCAAATCTCCTGCACCACCAAATCCATTGACAGTTGCTGGATACATCTCAATCTCAATTTTATTGGTAAATGTAGAAAGCGGATCTTCTCCATAAAGAACAGAAATATTATTATATTCTCTTGGAATGTAAAAGCAGTTTTTGCCCATCATTCGAATCGTTTCGATTACGATGGACTCTGTAACATTCTGCTCTCCAGAATAATTGTCTCTGAAATATGGATTTGTTGCCATTTTTATCCTGTCATGAAGTCAGGTGGATATTCATACGCAGATCTAACTTGTTCTTCTAAGATGGCGATTTCCTGTATTGCTTCTCCGAAAATTGAGGATCCTCTAGTGACAATACCACCGGGAAGCTGAACACCATCAAACTTTGAAAGATTTGCGCCCCATTGTCTCTTGATAAGAGCCGTTACATATTTCTTTAGAAGAATGTCATTATAAATTTCTGTGTATCTTTCTGGGTCTAACAGGACGTAAGCTTCGACTGCTAAATGGGTTCCAGCCTTCATTTCTGTCCAATCAGTTTCAATTTGAAGCTTGTTTGTGACCTTGGAGAATCGAATAGCTCTTTCTGGATCAAACATCATTTCAATTAGTCTGATATATCTTTTAGCAATGTCATAAGTTGCTACTGGAGCAGCACCGCTTGTGTTAAGATTAGTATTAATACCGAAGAAGTCATTCAACGCTAGCTGGTAGCGAATGTCAAAAAAGTTGTTTGAGCTATGAGTACCAAAAGGAAAAATTCTTATGATCGATAAAATGTCTCGCCCATCCGGACGGCCAGACGCATCAGCACCAACCATGGGGCCAAAGGCATCTGTATTGATATATTTGCGATCTACGTCTTGCTGAGTGACAACATAATCAAAATAGCAACGATCCACTCCATCAAAATGCCTCTCGGCAAAGAACTGGAGTGCATCGTCAAGCCTGTCATAGGCTTGCTGCATATCGACATTTATTTCGATTACAGGTGATCCTAAAGCTCTAAAAGCGTAATCTATTAAAGATTCTCTGGAATTTAATGCTGGCATACTATTATGTATGCTGCATTAGATTCAGTCAGATTTTTTCTTAAACATATTTTTAAGTTCATCTTGGGTTACTTGCTTGGCTAAACCAAGGGCAGCAGGATCAAATTCATGCTGTGTAACTTGAACTTCCTGTACATCCGTAAAATCCATATTTTCAATATAGAATTTTCTTGTAATAGGTTCGTTAGCTTCATCTGGATTGCTCTGTTTATAGTTTGAGAATCCCGGCATGGCCAACGGACAGGATAGGAAGGGGAAGTCTAACTTTGAATACTCTTCAGCGGTTCCGTTGAGCCAAGTAGCCTTCTTATCTCCGCAGCCACATCCACCGCAATAGAATTTACCTTCAGTAGATGACTGTTTTAGATGTTGACATGGTGGCAATTCACCGCCAGAAGATTCATTACCAAAGCAACTCAACACTCTTAGTTGCTTGATTTCCTTGGGGGCCTTTTCTTTTGACAGTCCTCTAGAGGCATAAGCCAAAGCAAACCCCTGAATCATCGTATAGAGTTTTTTTACATCAGTTTTTCCAGATGAAATATCTCTGAAAATTCTCACTTTATTACCATTATTATCTTTGCCTTTATTACAACCACAACTCACAATTCACCTCCATTACGGGTGGAATGTTAACCCGTTAAGATATGTAGCACTGTTTGTAACACCAGTTAGACCGCTATTAAAGTAACTAAAAATTGGCTCAAAGTTTCCTGTAAAGCCAGAAACTGTACTAAACATTACAGATCCTAGACCTACAATATAACGATCCGCTCCGGGTATGCTTGGGTCTGAAGTTCCATCAGAATTATCACCTAGATCGTTTGTCGCAGTAGCTCCACTATACCCCTCAGTCTTAGAAAGACCAATATAATAGTTTGTAGCTGGTGCCATGACAAATGAGGTTACGGTAGCTGGGGAATTGTCATAGTGTACCCAAGTTCTCAATCCAGCATCAGTCTTGACTAGATACCAACCAGTTCTAAACTGGACTTGTAGAGAATTGGTTCCAACTTGTGTAATACCAATAAGTTTAGTATCAGATCCAATAGTATCAGTCTTTGGATATAGAGGAATAGCCCCATCCCACTTAGGGAAATCTAGATTGTTGCTAAAGCATTCTTTAGCCCATGCTCCTAACATTTCAAAATTTAGAGTGTTGTCAAGAAGACGTTTTTCTTGCAGTTCGTTCAATTCAGAGGCCTGAAGCGGATTTCCGGGCTGAGTTGAATGGGGTATTTGCCATGTTAGATTACCAATGTCTTGTATCCTAGAATATTGAATGATTCTTCTATAGTCTTCTTGTCAGCAGCAGTGGCAGCGGTCGAGCTGACATCGATTTTGACAGTATATGTATTTTCAGAAGTTTTATCCTGAAGCTTATTTGTGGGTCCAATATTTGTAGAATTCAGTACAAAAGTAGTATTAGAATAATTGGCCGTAACTCCAGCAGTGAATCCATAAATTTGTTTAATAAAATACTCATATGAAGAATCAGTTCCCTTTACTGCAAGATATTTTTTCTGAATGTTTTCTATAAAGGGTCTGAAGTTTTCTACTTGTGTGGAGGTATATGATATTCCATGAAAATCATGTGCGTACAGATAAATCAATTCATCGACTGAACTAAACGGGCATTCGCGCAGACCCAATAGTTTTTCAAGTTCATAATCTGCCCCAAATCCTCCACCAGAAACGACAGTAAATAGCCAGTCATAATAATTTTGTAAGAAGCTTACAAATCTTACTGGATTTTTATTGTGTTGTTCTCGTATCCATTGAGGAAAGTATTCTTCAACGAAAATTTTATTTGTGGGGGCAGTAGTGCTTTTAAATGTCGTAGCAATATAATTTTCCAATTCAGCAATGTAATAACTCGCATCGAATGATACGGTTAAACCTTGAGTTTCTGGATTGAAAAATAATATCATAGTATTTCTGTAGTTACTGTAAATGTAGGATCAACTACAAAGTTCTTAACAGCTTCCATATCCTTGACAACAAAATTAAAGATGATGCTTGTTGCATTAAAAGAACTCTTAAGAGAAATGACTCCTGTTTTGGGATTAAATCTTCCGACATAATCCATAAAAACATCAGAGGAATTCTTCATTTGAATTTTGTAAAACCCAGTAATATCTGCTACGGTTGAACTTGTGAGCTTTACTGAGCCATATTTTGAAGTAAAAAGTTCTGTATTGAAACTTACAATTTCATTCTCAAATCCAAAATTTATACCATTTGAAAGGCTGTGTGTGTAGGTCGCAGTCATTGAAATGGTCGTTTGATTCGTTGATAATGAAGAATCAACAGTTCTCATTATAGCAAGTAAATCTTCAGAATTGACGCTATTGAAAAATTCATTAACGTCATATACTGTTAGAGCAGATTCGATTCCTGATTTTAATTGAGCAGCAGTCTTCTTTGTTTTTGGAAGATACTTAGCTGCTATAGTAACAGCAAGTGAGACTGTGATTGGTGACGTATATTTGACTGTTATATTGCCAGCCTTAAAATCAGCCAGATCGGAAATAATTTGATTTCCAATTGTGCTTGTTGAATTTATGACCGAGAAATAACAAGTTCCAAATTCTTTAAGATTGGTATTTGCACCATTCCATACAGATATGTTAGTATCAATATCTTTAGTGGTATCATAAGTAGAATGTGTGCCGATGAATCCCTTAAGATCGTTGATTGTTACTATTCTTTTATTGGTTGGATTCAATGCAAAAATAAGCGGAGAAACTTCTCTTAGATACTCAACGCCTATTTGATTTAGACCACCAGAAGAATTAATATTTGTTGATATTGTAAAATATGGATTCGTTGATGTAAATACTTTGCAATTATTGCCTGATGTTCCACTTGAACGAATATAGTATAAAACTATTTCGTTAGAAGTAAGTGGAATGTCACCAGCAGCATTTAATCTAGAATCTTGTCTTGACCCACCAAATACAATTCTATATTTACCATTCACCTTTTCGACAAAGAAGACCTTTGAAGAACTCGTAGGAACTCCGGTAAAATTGACTGCGTTCGTCCAATAGATATTAGCCACAGAAACATAAATGTTTGCAATATCAATATTTGTGTCATCAAGTTCAATATAAGTTTCGTTTGCATCCAAGAAATGCACTTCACTTACAATTGTTCCTTCAGTCACAGGAATATCAAGATATCCACTTGAAAAGGTTTGAGTGTTGCCAGTATAGATGAATGATTTTTTACCGAATTCATTGCTCGCGGTAAATAAATCAAATTTTTGAAGAGTTACCGAAGGTGAACCGGGTTTAAAGGTTAGTCTTATATTTGCAGTTGCAGATTTGTATCCGGGAGCAGTATATCCTATACCTTTCAAAATATTCTCAATTGAAGATACCTTGGTGGCATTTTCAACGCTAGTTTCTTGATATAAGGCATAAATGTAATATGCATAATATAGGGTATTATATGATAAAACTGAAAGTAGAGAATCTGAAACTGAACCAGTTTCAAAGCCAATATCCTTACCAATATCTGTTTGCGTTTGTAGATATGTCTTAAGATCAGATTTTATTGAATCAAAATCTAATGCGGAAATGTCTAAATTATTGGTTGATATTGCCATTTTAGTATAAGTTCTGTTCTATTTTAACTATATTTGATCTACCAGACGCATTTGATTTTGTTTTATAACGAATATCCAGAGAAACTTTATTATTGGTAACGCTGTTTGTGGTGATTTCTGCCTCCGCAATCTCTCCATTAGTCACATGAGTAAGATAATCGGGTATTAAACTTAAATAATATTCTCTATAAATTGGATCAACCGAATAGTTTAAACTTGAAAGAGGCGAATTTATGGCAAAATCTGAAATAATATCACCTGTTTTGACATTGACTAGATTTGTAATGGTCTGATTCAAAGCAGAAGTAGTATTCAAAAGCACAAAATCTTTGCTTTTTGCCGATACTGTTAAGTTTAAATCAAAATCTTTTGCCATATTAGCTATTTATTATTCCTAGTGATGAGGAATCAGATGGATTTCTTAGATCTAAATTTCCAATGAGTAAATCATAAGAAGCACATTCTAATTCTGTTTCATACGTTCTATCCCTATTAAAAACATGTGTTAGATTTAAAACAAGCCACTTACCACTGAAACCAGAAAAAGTTATAGCTTCATTTTCTTTCGTCAGCGGTCTTCTATCTTCTATGTTAATAACTAAACCAACATCGAAATTTAAATATCCTCTTACTCTTAATTTAATTCTTCTCGCATTAAGTAAAGATTCAAGTGCATTTCTATACAAAGGAGCCTTTAAATGTGTATTATAATACGAAGCAGACAATCTTTTATAAGATAGGTAATTTAAAAAAGCTGGCGTGACATAGGGACAATCACATGACATAGGGGATTGAGGACTTGACCAATCACATCCCAAATATTGTGTCCCTAAAATTGCAGAAATTCCAGCACACTCAGAAGAAGCAGTTAGCAAAGATTGCAATTCTTCATCTTTTGGTTCTATTCCCGCAACAATATTTATTGTAGCTGATCCCGATCCACCAGATGGACCTACGAACGATTCCATTGTCGGATAATAATCGTTGAGTCTTGGAAATTTTTTAATACAATCTTGTATATCAGTTGGTTGATTATCAACTGCATCTGGATTTGCACAAATATACTGCTCAATTTGAGAAAATCGCTCACTATGTTCGTGGACATCGTGTAAAAAATGTGTTAGTATTCTTTTAAATTGCTTCATTTTAGGTATATCCAATCGGATACGGTCTTATAAACTTAAATGGATCTGATTGTGGCGAAGCAGTAAACCCTACTATAGGATTTTTATTATCACTTAGCTCACATTCAATACCACAGAATCCATCTATTGAATTTTGAACATCAAAGGTGTAATAATTTGTGTTTGGACATATTATAAAATTACTTGTTCTCCCATCTACAATTGCTGTAACGCCAGCACAGGTATATGTAAGTCCTGAAATTCCTTTAAGATTTTTTAAATCTTTTCTAAATATTTTCGTAATGTGTTCTCTTGATCTTATATTACATTTTGTTGTAGTAAGCTGAGATTGTGATGCCAAAAATTCATTAGCATTATCTAATGACCAATTTTGTTTAATACAGCCAATAGGCATGATTCTATAATCATTCAGCGCAAATGTATCAGTTACAATTCCTCCAGAACCAATTTGACGTAAAATAAGCTGTTTCAATGATAAATCATACCCAGATCCACCATAAAAAAATCCAGTTGCGCCTAAAGTAAGACCATTCGAAAAATATGTAAAATTTGGATCAATAGCACTTCCGGGGTTGTCAACTGGAACATTAACATGAAAATTCATAGTTTCATTTGTATTAAAACAATAGCCAGTTACTCCATCCTTCAATCCAGCAACTAAGAAATGTATATTTGATCTTGTTAAGCCAGCAGCAAGTCCTGCCATACCAAGATTTATGTTAAATTGCGTAGTTACAATTCCTGTTGGCCAATAAAATGAATCATATTTTGATAAATCTAACGTGATTCCGCTCATAGTAACTCCCCTTAGAGCAGTGCTAGATCCTTGAATTAAAGTAAATCCACTTAAATTTGTATCTATTGAATTAAAGAAAATATTAAAATCTAAAGGTATATACTCAATCTGTTTGAATGTATAAAGATAAACTGGATGCTTAGTATCTGTCGAATTGGTTAAAACACTATGATATTTAACAACGGCATCAATAGTATTTACATCTTCATCATCACCCAACAAACAACATAAAACATATTTAAAAACATTAAACTTTTCTTTTAGTTCTATTTTTTTTCTATAAATTTTTTTTGCACTTTCATTTAAATTTAAAATTTCAATTATTTTTCGGACCATCCCTATACTATTCGTAATCCCCGGGGAATTGTTTTCTGTTAAGTCATCGTCAGTAAACGGGAAAATATCAAACATTGTTTGATATAGTTTATCAGTAGTTTTGGTGGAATCAATATTTAAGAAATTATTGAACGAAGGATCATAATTTGTATTTAAATAAGTAGAATCATAGTAGCCGTAAGGTTTATCATCAACAAATCTTTTCATCGGAATATACGCAGGATAAGATTGCTGTATAGAAAAAGATGTCGTTAATCCATTTAGACATTCACCAGTTTCTGGATCTGTTTGATTACATGTAAATGTTGTAAATTCTAAAGGAGTATCGGGAAATGTATATGAAATGCCTCTATCGTAATCTTCTGATAATTTATTAAAGTCAGTATTTAACTCAGTAATATCAAATTCTATATTTCTTCTAATAAAAGATTTATTTCCCAAATAATCGAAATAGTAATTTGAAAAATCTGGATAAACACATTCATAATAAGAACTTAAGGCACCTTCTGATATTAACCGAGAAAATGAAAAATTCTTTATTGATACTAGTTCAAACGGTACTTCACGACCGGGAAATGTGTTTATATTACCAACAATATACGTTGTCGGGTGTTCAATAGGTTCTGTTGGTAAAATATTAACAAAATTTAAAAATGTATTTACATCTTCATAAACATAAAACGAAGGAAAAAGGTTATTTCCCATTGCATATTTACTCATATATTCTAAATGGGCAAAGGGAGAATCATCTGTGATTCTATTATTTGGAAATATTAAATTTTTATTTTTTAAATAATATTGAGTAGTAGTATCAAACTCTGAGGGTTGAAATATAAATTTAACATCTTCACAAATTTTATCAAAAATTTTATTACTATAGTCTATAGTACCATATTTTAAAACAGATAAATCTGCGTTTATTGTGTCTGTATTAATAGCTTTTAAATTTTTATAAAAATTTATTGATAATAGTTTAAATGTTATAAGTTTTGAATATTTACGATCAGTTGCAGCATTAGAATATTCAGTTTCTGAAACAACATAATATGTCTCAAAACCTTCAGATTCACCTTCAGTAGTCGTAAGAGGATCAGGTGCTATAGAAATTTTTATA